GTCCGCATCGGGGTTGCCCTTGAGCTCCATCAGTCCGTTCCACTTCTCGGAATGCCAGCGGCCGGCAGGTGCGGCGGGAGCAGCGGGGGCGCCTGGTGCTGGTGCTGCTGGTGCAGCCGTAGCGGCGGGGGCGGCTGGCGTTGCGGGCGCGGTCATGATCTCACTCGGCGGCATATTCGTTTTCCTGTTGAATGACGCGATCGAAGGCGACCAGCGGAGTGCTCGCCATTTTCAGAACGTGCAACAGCATTTCCCGGCGCCCTTCCGCGAGCGCCATCGCCAGCGGGTCGACGGTGCCGGTGTGCGGTGACACCATCATCGTGCTCCGCTGGTAGTAGCCAAAGCGCGCGAGCTCGGCCAGCACGAGGCGAGTGTCTTGGTCGTTGAGGTTGGAGAACACGCGCTGAAACGCTGCGACCGTGTCGCGCTGGCGCATCAACGCGGCGAGCGGGTTAATCATTGCAGGAGCGCGCCCAGGTTATTCGGCGAGCTGCCCGCGGTGGCCTGCGCCTTCGCGAGCTTGTCCGCTGCAGCACCGAGCAAGGGCGCAGCTTCAACGGCCTGCTGCGCGGTCGCCTGGTCCTGGCTCTGCTTGCGCAGGGCCGCGATCGCTTGCGGGCTGCGCAGGATCGACTGCGGCACGTCGAACACATCGGACATTTCGACCGTGACCATATCGAAGTCGACAGCGTCGCCGACGTCGGGCTTCTGCTCCATGATCGGCAACAGCGACGAGAGAAAATTCTGAATCCCGATGCCCTTCTGCGCCTTCTGCGCCTGGTTAATTGGGCCCGCGTAGTCGGCTTTGATTGCACCATAGCCGCCGGCGTCTAGGAGCTCGGGCGGCATCGGTGGCAACAGGTTTGCGGCATTGGGGCCCAAAATGTCGAGCTCGCGCGCGATCATCCCGCCCAGGAGCTCACCTTGCACGCGCTGGCCAGGTGGCGCCATCAACGCCCCTTTCTCCTGTGCGCGAATGAGTGCTTCGGTCGCCGTCATCCCGGTCGGCTTGTCGACCAGGATCATGAACAGCGACACGTTGAAAATGTCGTTGATGCGCGTGCGAACGCCCTGCACTACTTCCTCGCCTAAGCCCACGTCGGCGCCGGTCATCAATGGATGCACGAGCTGGCGACCTTGCTCGTCGACGCCGCCACGGTTCAACCCGCCCGGGCGCATCTGGAACGCAGCGAGCACGCCGTCATGCGGAAGCAACAGCGGAGGACTCACGACCAGGTGCGCGGCGCGCAGGATGGTCTTTTGCATTTCGTTGAGCATCTTGATGTCGGGGAGTGCTGTGATCCCAGGCCCGCGCCCGTACTGCTCGCCCGGCCCGGTCTGATAACGCCCCACGGCGAAGGGAAACGTGCGGTAGCCCGCCTCACGCACGATCGCCTTGTCGTCGATCGCGATGTAGCACGAGCTGAACGGGAGCCGCGTATCGCCGCCGGCATAGCCCTTCATGCGCGCCGGCTGAACCACGTGCAGGAAGTCAAATGGCGTATCCGGTGTCTCCGTCGCGGCCTTGGCTAGCTTCGCAGGCAGCTTCTCGGCGCCGAACATCGACAGAGCTTGATGCGCGCGCAACGAAAACTTGCGGTGCATCGTGTCCACGACGCCGTACTCGTTCTCACAGAAATAGTGCTCCGACGGATGCCCCGCGCGATAGACCAGGTGTTGCCCAACGTTCTCGTCGACGAAGATGACCGCGTTGCCGTAGGCGCCGAACGATACGAACGCCTCACTGATCGCCTGGCCGAATTGCGCGCGCGAAGCGTAGCGGCACGCAAACATGACATCCGTTGCATCGTCGCACCAGCGGCGCACCGCTCGGCTGTCCTCGAGGCGCGGATCAACCGGCACCAGCGAGTGCCAGCGTTGCGTGGCCGGGGTCAACATCGACTGCATCGCCGCCGCGAATCGCTCATTGGCCGAGATCGGCGTCGAGTCGAATACGCGCTGCATCCGTTTCTCGCCCGGCGTCAACGTGCGCACGAAATTCGCACTGTTGGGCATGACGAAGTCGCCGACCTCCTGCCAATGCGAATCGAAATTCGCGCGCCCCGTCTCGAGCTCGGCTTGCCGGCGCAACAGCAAAGGCGCGTCGAGTGCCATCAGCCAAGCACCGATTTGGTCGCCGGCGTGGATCCACCGAGCCCACCGTCGCCCGCAACCATGATCGTCGAGCGCGCGCCCTTACGCCGGCGCAGGCGGTCGGCCTGGTCCCGGTTCAACGCCGCGGTGTCGACCGTGGGCGGTGGCGGCGGTGCCTCGGGCACAACCGGGGCCGGCGCCTGCTTCTGCCCGCCTCCGAAAATCTTAGAAAGAAAGCTCATCTTCGTCCCTCTCGTTGTCAGCCAACACGATGATGCTACAAATTATCTTCGATGCAGGCCGGTCGCCGGGCCCGGGATCGTCGGCAGCACGGCAACGGAATCGAAAACGAAAGGGGGGCCGACCGGACCGACCCCCGCAACGTTTTGCAGCGTAGCCGTCATGGTGTAGGTTCCGGCGACCAGCGAAACCGGCATGGAGCACGCCACGCTTCCGGCCACGCCGGGAACATACGGCGCATCTGCAGGCACGCAAAACGCCGCGTTTGACAGCGGGATCGTGGACGACAGGACGACCGGAGAATTCCCCGCCGGCACGCCGTTCTTGATGAGGTTGCACGACGTTGGCTGATTCGGTCCCGGTGGGATTGCATCGCTCACGATGTTGCACGTGATGGTGCAAAGGCATTGCTGATTTTGCGCGCTCGCCGCGGTGATCGCGAACAGGGACAAAAACAGGAACAGTGCGAGCTTGGTCACAGCCGAAGCCCTCCGAGAACCTGGGTCAGCATCCACAACGCCATGCCGGCCCATCCGTAGGCCAGGTGCTGCGGCTCGGGCGTCTTGAGTGCGGCGAGGAACAAGAGCACGAAGCCGAGCAAAACAAGGAAAGTGTTGAGCGTCATTTGAATCCTCCGTTGGTTAGATGGTCGGCCAATCGAGCGGGTTTGCCTCGCCAGGTACGCGCGGCGGGACAGCGTCGATTGCGGTCACGCGATAGCCCTTGGTCGGGAACCCGTCAGCGCCCTTGTCGCCGTATTCCTGCGCCACGTGCCAAATGCACTGATTCGGCAAGCGGTTCAATTCGCCGGCGATCGCGTTGAGATCCTCGATACCGAAATCCTCGTCAATCGGTTTCCACCGTGATGCTCTGCGCTGGACCGGCCCGAGAAGCGCGCTGGAAGGGTCGAGGATGAAGTGCGTGGCGCTCACGCTGCCTCGGCGCTAAACGGGTCGTAGTCGGTCTGCGCGACCTCGGGCGGCCCGCCGTACTGGCCAGGGCGGAAGCCCATCTCGAGCCGCGCGACCGGATGCGCGAAGGTCATCGCCAGCGTGTCGCCATCATCGGGCGAGGCGAGCCCGCGCTTCTTCATGTCGGATTTCTTTTCGAGCTGGATCCGGTTGTTCTTGTCGAACCCGTACTGCAGGCTGCCGAGATCGTCGCGCAGCTTGGGGTCGACGTCGATGCAGGCCGCGGTAGTGAGCCAATCGCGCATGAGCCCGTAGCACTCGGCGCGCTTGTTGAAGTAGTCGCGCTCGTTGCGCGCGCCGGCGCCGAATTGGACCTCGATCACAGGAAACTGCAGTTGCCGCACGCGATCGACCACGCCCCCGCCTACGCCGTTGCCGTCAATGAAGATGACCTGCGGCTTGGTGTTGGTCGCCCACTCGGCAACGAACCCGGCGAGCTTCATGGTGTCCACGCCTCGGTACTTGCGCGGCGGGATGCTGCGCGCGTCGTGCCCCTTGCGCCAGCGAATGACCGATTGATCGTCGCCGAACCTGGCCACGTCGACCGACATAATGAGCGGTGCTCCGAGGTCCTCGACGACCTCGCGCGCCTGTGCGGCCTCGATCAAGTCGCAGCCGATAAACTGCGTTGAGCCGGCGCGCGGGAACACGCCACGCACGCGAATTCGCACAAAGTCGCTGTCCTCGCCATAGTCGGCGACCCACTCCGCGATTTGGGCCTTGTTCGCCATGCGCGCGGTGCGGCTGTCGATCTGGCGTGTTTTCCAGCGATGAGCAAAGCGACCGTTGCCGAAGCACTCGCGGAATCGCCCGGTGTTGCGCGTCGGGTTGCCGGCGACGAACCAAATAATTTCGGTTCCTTCGTCGGTCATTGCACCCTCGGACGTCTCCCAAATGATGTCGGGTATCGAGCTGCCCTCGTCCATGACGAGGAGAATGCGCTTGCCCTTGTTGTGCAG